TTCTCCATCAAATTCTGTAAGACCTAAAACGGTTGGAATTTCAACGTTTTGCGCCTATGTAGTTTATTCGTTGAGTTCGGTGATATATGTCGTTTTCAGAGGTCATCGGATAAAAATCGGATAAATTTACACCGTCTCGGACCGCGCCTACAACGTGAAAAATCGGCCCCGTCCGGCCGCAGTCAAGCTCTATGAGAGCCGTCTGCGGCCGGACGGGGCCGTAACATTCGGGGTTAAATTATTCTTTCAAACCCCATCCAGACGATTCGTCACTTGGATGTGGCGGTGAAGGTGACGTCGATGCTGTCGAGTTTGGCCGTGACGGCCTGCGCGACGATCTCGGCGATGTCGGCTGGGTTCGCGCCGAGGCTCTTGGCGAGCGTGTCCAGGGCGGTCTGCTGGGCCGCGACCAGGGCGGTCAGTTGCGCGAGGGCCTTCTCGTTGCGGTCGGCCCGCTCCCAGATGCCCTTGATCTCGTTGTACAAGTTGCCGCCATAGCAGCCGCCCTGGCCGTCCTTGTCGGTCCAGTTGTAGGTCGCGACCTTGCCCGCCGTCTGCGATGCCCGGGCGGGGCGTTCGGTTTCAGGGCATGTCGTGGTCGCCGGCGAGCGCCGCATACAGTTCGAATGCGAGTACGACTGCGATCAGGCCCGCGTATTCGGAGAGTCAGCGGATGCGGTTCATACGCCGAGCTTCTTCATGGTGCCGCGCACCATGCTGTCGATCTGGTCGAAGCGGCTCCACCATGGGGCTCCGTTGTTGCCGTGGATCAATGGCACGCCTGCCTGCTGGAGCAGGTTGGCCTGATCGGGGTGTGTGAGCGCGGTGCGTCCCTTGCCGGGCTCGCAGTACCAGATGACTCCCGTGGAGTCGTTGCGGATCATCATTGCCGCCATGATATCTACCTCCTGTGTTCCGGTGTTGCCGGATAGCTTCTGTTGGACGAGTTGAATGAATGCCGGCCACGTGTAGCCGTAGCGGCTGAAATACGGAATCGGGTCGGTGTGGTCGCTGCCGCCGTAGGTCTGAGAGAACCATGAGTGCGGGTGCATGCGGTCCACGCCCCACCCGTGTGCGCGCAATCGTTGTGCGATCACGTCGGCGGCGATGTCGATGCCTTTCCAGAAGTCCGACGCGTTGGTGGCCTCGCAGATCTCGATGCCTTCGCACGTGGTGTTGCCGTTGCCGACCTGCCAGCACAATCGGTCGTAGGGCACGCAGTGGATCGCCTCCTTCCAGTCGGAGGTGAGGTGAACCGCATAGTCGTAGCCGCGAGACCATAAGTCGCGGTGATTGCGGGCCGTTGCGCCGGGATTCGCCGTGCTGTGAACGGCGAACAGGGACGGGCTGAGATAACCGTGCCCCTGGTTGACTATCTCCTCCTTGATCTGAACCATGGGCTCACTCCGTGGAGTCGGCCTTGGCATCCGGGTCGGAGATCATCTCGCTCATGGGCACGACCTCGCCCGGCATATCCACGGCGTTACCTGTGTCCTGGGCAAGCTTGACGGCATTGACGACCTGCTGGCCCTGCACGGCCGCGGAGGTCACGTTGTTGTTGCGCCACCACGAGTAGATGCTGACGATGACGGCGATGACGCCGGTGATCGCCGTGCTCACCTGGTCCGAGGTGAACGGAAGCTGGCTGATGCCCGCGATGGACAGACCGGTCTGGACGACGCTGAACAGCTGGACGATCAGCAGCACGATGGATTTCGTGCGCTCCACGGTCAGACCTGGAATCGTGGTGGTGTTGGCGGCCTTGTGGTCGGCCACGCCTTTGGTGTTTGCCATTGGTGTTCCTTTCTATTGGTGGTTGTTTCCTCCGCGCCGGAGGTCGTTGACCTCGTGGCGCAGTTCGATGAGGTTCTGCTCGGTAGTGGTGATGCGACGATTGACGGTCGCGAACTCGCCGTTCATGTCGTCACGCAGACCGTCGACCGCGCCGCGCAATGATTCGATGGCGTCCAATGTGCGCAGGGCCTTGTCGTCGAGGTCGTCGCGCAACGGCATCTCATGGTTGTTCGTTATCTCGCCGCGCGTCGCCCGATCCCTCTCGTCCCCTCTGTGGTTGATCCAGATGGCAGTGACGATCTGGGCGGCGAGCACCAGGGCGCTCACCACGATGTACGCCCATGCGGGCAATCCCTCGGGCAGGTTCATGCACGGCTCCTACGGTAGGGAAAACCCACACGCAGATCCGCATGGAACGGCCATGATGCGTGTGGGTTTTGGAGGTATGAAATGTTGCTGAATGAGTATTGGGACGAGTCGTATTGGCCGTCATGTGGCAGGCTGCGCGAATGCACGCGCGTCGGATATGCGAGTGCATGGCGACGTCACATACGACCCGAATTGGGTGACATGGACCTGGCTGACCTGACAGGGCCGCGTATCCAATCGTGGCTGGACTCGATCACGTCGGCCGGAGCGGCGCGTAAGGCGTGGGCCGTATTGCGGCAGATGCTGCGTTCGGCGGTGCGGCTCGGATTACTGGATGCGGACGTGACCGGCAGGGTCACGCCACCGAAACCGAGTGGTTATGAACCGGAGGTTTTGGATATCCGCCAGATACGCCAGTTGCTGCAGGGTTTCCACGGGCATGAGCTCGAGGCATGGCTGATCTGCAGCGTATGCCTCGGATTGCGCACCGAAGAAGCCCTCGGATTGGAATGGCAGGATCTGAACCTCAACACCGGCAAAGTCAGGGTCCAGCGCGGCCTGCAATGGGTGGACGGGCACGAGGTAATCGTGGATCCAAAAACCGAGTTGAGCCGTCGCACCATCGTGCTGCCGCGATTCGCGGTACTTCGACTCCGTGAAATCAGGCCACGAGAAGGTGTCCGACTCATCGGCTCGTTGAATCCCGGCCAGGTCGCTCGTCGCTACGCCACATGGTGCAGATCGCAGAACCTGCCGTATGTGCCGAGACGGAACCTGCGCCATAGCTGGGCGTCCACCGCGTTAGGCGCCGGCGTAGATGTGGCGGTGGTCAGTCGAGCACTCGGCCACTCCAGCATCGCTACAACAGCCCGCTACTACCTGCGCCCAGACAGTGAAGTACTCCGCGAAGCGCAACGCACATGGGAGCACGCCCTCATACGTTGATAGGGATTCGCTAACCCCTATACGGTCCGGCAAAAAAACGCGACGTTCACCGGCAGCGTCGCTAACGTCCTGTCCGATGCGGAATACCGTGCCCTGGTCGGCCGGAGCTACACTGGTTGCGATGTGGTTGTTTTCACGCCCGTCACCACCGGCGTGAATACGGCGCTGGTCGCATGCTACGACGTGCCCCATAAGGTCGTCCGCGCCATCCAGGTCGGCACCCCGCAGAACATCACGATGGATGTCCGGTTTGCGGTGATCCCCGCCGTCTAACGCGCGCCGAGAATCCTCGTGATGGTCAGGCACTGCGTGTCTGACGTGTTGCCTTCCATCACGTGGATTCGGTGTCCGATGATCTGCACGCTCGTGTCGGCGATCCGGACGAGAGTGGCCTTGCCTGACGCGAGCCCGTTCACGAAATTCATGCCGACGAATGAGAGGACGATCGATCCTGCTTCGGCGGCAGTGTGGAACAGCCTCGGGTAATGGTCATCATCATTACCCTCGATGATCAGCTCGCGGAAATCCGTGATCGATTCGGCGAGCGGGAGGGTGCCGGTTTTGCCGCTGGCGCCCTCCCATAGGACGGTGGGGGTTAGCGAAAGCTAGGCGGTCAGCCAGCAGCCAGTACAGGTTTGGTAATATCCTTTATCCGCTTTGCCGCGGATGGTGATGCTTCCATCAGAGCTTATATACCAGCTACCGACAGCGCCGCCATTGTTCGATGCAAACAGAATCGACCCGTAGGAAGCTGGCCTGTATCCTTCCGGGATTTTCTCTATAGCTTTCAATTCTCCGGTCGCATAACTAGATGATGGCGAAGGTTGGCCGACCGCTATAACGATGCGACCTATGCGCATGAGTAGTACATTCATCGCGTAGGGGCCAGTAAACGATACAGACGATTGGGTTAGCGAATCCCACATGTCCTTCATTGGTTTCAGCACGTTGAAGAGCGGGACGAGGGTGCCGACGGTGATGCCGTTGAGCGAGACCCGGTAGAGGGGCATGTCGTGGGTTGCGACGCCGTCGAGGATCGAGCCCGTATTGTGGGCTGGATCGGCTGGCGTGCCGGTGGTTGGCGTGCCTTTGATGACGACGAGCTGGCAGGTTTCCACTCCGCTGGTGGTGTTCTTCGAGTAGCGGAGCACGGCGATGTCGTTGCGTTTCTGGCCTTGGGTGCCGGATTGCACGGTGGCGGTGGTGGTGCCGGTCAGGTGCACATGGCGGCCGTTCAATACGGCGTCGCCTGATTGGACGGCGATGGTGTTCGCGTTGCTCATGGTGGCCTTGAGCTGATTACCGGTCGTGAGCGCGTAGTCGCCGGGGCCTACGAGACCGGCTTGGAATGCGCCGATGTCGTCGCTGCCGATGTGTGGGGTGCCGGCGAAGCCGGTGATGAGTTCGACTGTCATGTGTTCTCCTGACGTTTATGCGGTGCGTTTCCAGAGGCGGCCTCGGCCGATGGTGTCGGGGAGGCGTGTCCATGTGCCGCCGATTGTGTTGGGGTCGAGGTTGGGGGTGGTTTCGATGATCTCGCCGATGGGGTGGGCGGCCGTGAACATGGTGCGCGTGTTGGTGCGTTGCAGCAGGTTCGTGACCGCCCGTGCGAGGCCGTGGAGGGTGACGTATGTTTCCGCCATGGCCGGGGTCCCTTAGGCGAACAGGGCGTCGATTTCGGCGTCGCTGGCCGGGGTGAGGTCGGTTTTGCGCATGTAGCCGCTCAGGTCGATCATGCCTGTGAGCGCGTCCCATTTCATGACGGTGGTGTCGCCGGTGGTGACGGCCACGGCGACGACGTTGGTGCCGGCGGGCAGGGTCTTGCCTGAGCCGTCGACGAACTGGTCGTCGGTGGTGAACTGGTCGGTGATGTTCCACACGTCGCCCTTGGTGGCGGATGCGGGGGCGGGCAGGCTGGCGAATGCCGTGGATCCCTTGGCGCGGAATGCGGAGCCGAGCGAGTTCTGCAGTTCGGTCTTCGCGGCGTTGACCTTGGCGTCCACGTTGGCGGCGGTCTGGTAGCCCTTGCCGGTGACGATGGTGTCGACCTGGGCGGCGGTC